TTGTATGGAAAAAGAGAAAGAATTTTATATTGATTTTGAGAATAAGTGCCCTACGGAAGTGTTTAAGAAGGAGTTAGATTCTATTTATACGAATGCTTTAGCAGGGGATGTCGATTATAAACACTTGATTTGGCAAGAAGTACTTAAGGACGAAATTAGGAATGCTGAGAAAGAAGGTGTTCCTAGGAGTTTCAGAGTGGGAACGATAACCCAGCAATTTTTGGTTAAGAAGTATTTTGGGAAGATGGTAGAACATATAATGCAAAATAGAGGATTTAATAAAATAATGGTGGGGTGTAATCCAATAAGAGATTGGCCCTCTATTTATAAACAAATGCAGACAGGTAAAGTGTTTGCAGGAGATATCAAAAACTGGGATGGTAGTATGAATGCAGAATTACAACAGTTATTAGCTGAATACTTAGTAGAGCATAGTGATGAAACAAATGTGAATTTGTTGTATGCTTTAGTAGGTACTCTTACTAATTCTTTAGTTGTGATTGAGAAAGACACAGTGTTGACAACGCATTCCATGCCTTCAGGTAGTTATTTAACTGCTATTATGAATAGCATAATTAACAAACTGTATACTGCAGTTTGGTATTATAGAAATGTAAAAGAGCCATCCGTATGAGATTACTGGGAGGCTGTAGATGATTATGTGTATGGAGATGATAAGTTGAATGTAGTACGCAAACACGAAGATGTCTTAAATGCAGTAACTATGAAGGAATTTTTTGAAAGTGTAGGTATGGGGTTTACAGATTCAGTAAAACGGCCTATTGAGACTCCTTTTCAGGATATTTCAGAAATTACATTTCTAAAACGGTCTTTTGTATACCATGATGAGTTACAGCAGATAGTGTGTCCACTGGAATTACGAGTTATATATAATACTTTATCGTATTATTCTGCAAGTAAAGATCACTACACAGTGTTACAAGGCAAAATACATGCCGTCCAACTAGAATTTTATTTGCATCCTTCTAGATATGAGCTGTTAGAAGACTTTTATCAAAGGATGAAGAGATATAAAGTAGACTATCAACCTTTGATGTCAGATTATATGAGAGCAGTATATAAAGATGAGAACTGTTTTATACCAGTTTCTTTTAGCAATAGCACTTTATACCAATAATACAATTTTTTGAGTTTATAGGCGTTATAACTGTGTGTGGAATCCAAACCACACTAGGCGACCGAACT